GGCTGCAGCGCCCAGGGTACCACTAATATTTGTGGCATTCGTAGGCTTGGGAGGTCCATAATATCCAAACGGAAGAAGTGTTGCATCGGAAGCACCAGCTTCAACATCTGCATTCATTTCAATTCGAATGAACTTGGAATGATTCGGATATTCGCCATACTTCTTGAGTCTCTTTTCTATTGCGTCCCATTCGTAATATTCGGTACCAACCTTCTTTGCTACAAAGTTAGGAGACGTAGGATCTAAAGTTAGATTATCAAATCGCTCCATTATTTCTACAGAGTTGTCCGTATCGGTTATCTTGCGAATTATGACCGAGAAGGTGCCGTAATCGGTTGCGTTGTTGGCTGATCTGCGAATCTTCTCGATTGAAACCTTACAGTTGCGATGCAGCCATTCGCCATGGCCGCGGCCTAGCAGGCGGAAAAGCTTTTGTGCATTTGCAGGATTAAAGTCGGCTGCGTTGCCAAGATCTTGACCAATGAACCAGCCGGCCACTGCTTCGCGGGTTTGTTGACCCTTCATGTCGTGGGGGCCAGTTGAGAGGGAGCCGGTTACGGCGATTCCTGCAATGACACCGACGAGATCTCCGGATGTTAAGGATAAGTCGCGCATTTCTTGCTCGTAAGTTTCTCCGAGCCAATAATCTTTTTCAGAAGTCGATGCATAAAAATCGCCTCCGTACCGTAGCTGCGGGTTTGTATTAAACCTCTTTCTAACGAACGACTCTTTCGTGTCATCAAATCCAAATGTAATTACATCAGTGTTGCTTGTGTTTGAGTTAACAATCTCAACCTTAAATTCGCCATTTGCATCGGAGCGCACCAAGGTGCCGGCGGCTTTTACAGTACGTGAATCTGTCTCGGCCGTGTTAAAAATACTGCCGGAGAGCTTGATCGTTCCATTGTCCATGTACCAAACGGCAGCCAATTGGCCGGCGTTCGAGCCGGTGAACGCGCACTGCGTGTTTCCGACTTCAATGGAGCTAGACTTAAATACCCAAAGGCCATAAGCGCCTCCAGCCGATCCGATTGGGTTGTCGGTCTTCCAGCCGGCCTGTCCGGCACCAGAAGTGGCCGCCGAATCTTCTTGGCCGAGAAGTCGGACATAAGTAAGGGGTGCTACGTTTGCTCTTAGGAATGCTTTTGCCGCATATGTTCCGTACATCGGAGCTTGCATGTCGTTGCCGTCGCGATAAACATCACCGCCGCCATTTCCTGGAACGGTATCTCCAAACATCTCTACGAATTGAGAATAAGATTCAACCTTTACGGGCTGCATTCCCAGGCCGCGGCGTGCTCGACCAATCACTACGGGACCAATCGTATCTGCCTTTTTTGGTCTGAAAGAGTTATCAATCTCATGGATGAATACTCCGGGAGACACAAACTTAAAATCTGTAACTGCCATTTTTTGTTTCCTTCCTTGTTGCTGGATCTTGTGGGCTATTATGTTGCCGCAATCATCATTAAATAGTATTTCCGGAGTCAAAAGTCTCTAAAAATCCTGAACTATCTGTACAAATAGCCTTTTGGTTCAGGATGTTGTTTTTTATCTCGATATTTTGACACTTTAATCAATAATATGGTCGCCCCCTGGCCACGCGCTGGCGGCCGTCTCTTTCGGATAGGTGAGAGTAACGGCATTTTCGTCGATTCGGATTAACTGCCTGTCATCGTTGGGTCCTTCCCCAATCAAATAACCAAGCACTCGAATGGTGAAATCGCTTGTAAATAGGCGCGTGTCTTCTTGCATATCAGCCACGTTATTAGAGTGGGTGAAATTTTGATCGATAAATGACTCATACATATGTCCGTTTCTCTTTAAGATAAACGCGTTAACTTGCCCGGGTCTTACCATAAACGGCGTTATCAAATCATTCATCTGCTGTTGATACTCGGTTTTAATGGTTATTTTGTACTCAACATTAACATATATTGGAATTGGAATTGAAAGCGTCTGTATCACAACCCTCTTGTTGATCCGAGGCGACCACTTTTGGAGCTGGGATCCGGACACCGGGTTGTCGGCAGCGACTGCAAAATCCCTTGTCTTATCTGGGACTATTCTTTTGGCGAGAATCATTCTTCCGGTGCGGCCATTTTTTTTATCAGAATATATTTGTGCCTGGAATCCTCCCTTTCTGGTGGGATCTTTGGTGATGCCGGTTCTTTCTATGCTCAGAAATGGCATTTTAAATGCGCCACCATCGTCGCGAAGATTCACATCATTTTTAATTTGAAAAGATCTTTCCGGAGATTGCCACAAAACGGGCACCTCAACATAGCCCTCGTTTGTGCGCGCTGAAAGCTTTAAGTCTTCTTTTAACCACGAAGTTATTGAATAATCAATATTTTCTATATCTGAAGCCAGCATTCCTATTTCTTTTAAGGTTGTTTCAGTGGCGCCCTCTGGGAGTAGCGCGAAATCAAAGTTATTAGGTAGCATCGAATAATCCCCTTCTTGCTCTTCTGCATCTTGCAGAAATTTCAAAACCATGTTGTACTTGACCAAACAACTTGGTATCCTCAGTTAATTTAACTATCTCGTAATAATAATCTCCGTACAAAACAAAATCACCTTCTCGCACATACATGTCTTGATCATCTTCTAATCTTCTCTTGTGAAAGTGTACATTGATCTCCCACGTTTTGTCAATTCCGCCGCTAGCAAGATATTCTGTTGAAAAGTCGGTAAACTCAACAAGCGCAAATACACGAACTGGGGGTAGATATGTTTTTTCAATGGCTTCGCCGTAAAGATCGTGAAAGTCTGTCGTTTTCATATCAATTGAATAATACAAAATTTGCTGGCCGATGACTTTTTCGATAAGCTCATCGTTTACTTGTTTAACAAGGTCCCGCTCTTTTTTCCCTAAGAATAGAGGGGGTGGAGCAACAGCGGGTTTAGACCATTCATTTGCCATCGTTCATTACCCCACAAATATCGGCAAAGGAGAACCCTTATACACCGTTGCGGTTGCCTCGCTGGTTTCTGATTCGTATTTAACCAATTCTTTGTATTCCACTTCCTTAAGCATCTCGCTCAATTTATCTTTCAGTGAAGTCTGCTCTTCTTTCGCTTGGGAAAGCAATTCGGAATGATTTAGGGTCACGCTTTCGCCCGGGATTGGAATGGTGGTGAATTTTCCTCTAATTTGGCCAAGCATCTCTTTAGACAGCGCCAAAGCATACTTGCGGATCCACTGTTTGCCCATAGAATTAATATTTTTAAATGGAATATTATCAAACGGAACGGTATTCAGATTATTGATTCCTTGGGTCCCGTCTGTGTATCCGGAATTTTCTTCCCATGGGTTCATGTCATCGACATAAAATCTGACCCACACACGATCAACATCGGAAAAGTCCCAATATCCCGGATCTGGGTACAGCCTGAGTCTGTTGTCTATTATTTCATACGAAAAGTTTGAGGTTCGAGTGTAAATGCTATCTTCGTACATGATCGCCTGCATTTTATTCTGCCACGTGGGGATAATCTCAAACGTGGAGTCATCCGAAAACTGGCCGTATGTGCTCATGTTGCCGACGGCGCCAATTCCACCATAATATCCATAAAATCTCCACATCGCACGAGGGGACATATAAAACACCTTTGTAACCACAACTCTCTTGCCATCGACTTTGCCAGAAAAGCGAACTGCCCTGCCGGCGGTATCTGCACCGGTGGAAGATGCAGTTTCAATAATGCTTTGCAAGTCGTAGTCTTGCCGATTAGGTTCGGGCTTAAAAGATGCCGAATATTGCGGCAATGTGCCACCAAAGCCGCCCATCGCGGCCATGGTCTGGCCGACCTTGTTGCTGTATCCCACTTGAAAACGCGGATACTTTAAATTAACCGATTCTGGGCCTGTTTTGCGATCTCCCTTGTGATCAAACGTTCCTGTGGTGCTTCCAAGGATGCTGGATAGCACATTCTTGCCTTGATGGAGGTTTACAATGTACGAATACTCTAAAACGGCCTCTTCATAGGCCGAATAGACATTTGCCCTCGTTAGCTCAATATCTACAACGTCTCCGCCAAGCTTTTTATACGTATATGCAACTTGTGTCGAGGCGCCGCTTATAAAGTCTGCAGACGCGGTATAAATGCCAAACGGTACTGCACTGGCAACCTCGTCGGTCGATCCTGTTGAGGTTAGTACAATTGCGCTCTGATTTGATGATGGATCGAGATTAGTTGGCACACCAGGGCCCTCCTATTTGATAAATAGTTTTGTCGGAGACAAACAACAAAGATGACATCACTTTATTATGATGTCTTCTTTTTAACGCTCTTTGTCTTCTTAAATGTGGCCGTGGTGGTCGTTTTTGTTGTGTTTTTGGCCGGCGTGGTTACTTCGGTTTCCGTTACTTTAACCGCGGGTGCGGTTTTGATCACCGGAGTTGTGGTCGCTGTGTCGATCTCGACAACATGCGCCGTTTTGAGTGGAGTAGTTGCTTCGACCCCTCCGTTTGCCGGATGTGTTGAGTGTTTTCCGTTAAATTTAGCGGAAGCTCTGATTCTACGTTTTTTGCCCATAATAGGTGCTCCTTGTGTGTATAGTAAATAGTTTAAAATCTCAGAAACGAAAATCTCAAAAATTGTAAGCGAAAAAAAATTGGCAGATCGACGTTTTTGAGGTTTGGTCTCCAAAAGAAAAACCCCCTCCGAAGAGGGGGCAAAACATAAAGATATATTTATTTTTAGAGCACAGTATATTCAACCACAACATTAAAGCGACCAGCGGTTGCGTCCGCGGCCAAGGCCGTGGTCGTACAAGCGTATAAGTACTTTAAGGTTGTTGCAACTGCAATGCTAGGCGAAGCATATGTCAGCGCTGCTGAGTTGTAATTTAAATCAGCCTCAGTATAACCAGTAGTAGCGCCCGAACCATCGGGAGCGACCATCGATGCACCAGCGCCGAAAATCTCAGTAGGTGTGTCCACAGCTGAGTTTGCTGCGGTGCCCGTTGTTGCGCTTAGAGACAAGTGCCCCACGAGCGTCTGCCCTGCGGCGGTGCCGACATTGAAATATATCTTATCGATTATAATCTTTGTCGCAGCTTGCATCCCGGCTGGTACCGAAACGTCTAGGGCGCCCAGTTCGACAAGAACATCATCGGCTCCGAAGGTCGTGCTGCCATCCCCTATATTTGCCAAAGTGCCGTTAAAAGACTGAACCTTTCTACAGCCAGTATTGAATGCCACTCCTTCTGGAGCCATCTGTGCGCTGCCCCAGTTAATCTCTCTCTTTAAGTTTTGAATTAGTGCTTGGGTTCTTGCCAAGCCTACTCTTTTTGATCCCATATTTAAAACCCTCCATTTATGTGTTTATAATTTAGGTGAGACAAAAGATACACTCCTGCCTCGCCTATAAATAGTTTTCCACATAAAGAAGACCCCCGCCTTTTTCAAGGCGGGGGCTTTCTGTGTCACGTTTAGCCGTGCTTTTTACCTAATATGTAACAAATGTTTATCTATTAGGAAGTAGCGCCTGCTTCACCATTCAGACCACGTACGATAACTAGACCATACATATCAGGACGGACCATCTTCTTCGCATAACGCGTCATGACTCCCTTACGGGGCACGAAATCTTCCGGTCCGAAGATTGTGGGTGTAGTTTGTAGCGGCACATACGGTGCATACACATATCCGCTTTCAAGGAAAGAGGATCCGCGACG